TGCTGCCGTGGTCTCGACATTGTCGGGATCCGGCGGTTGTTTGTAAATCACCTTTATCGCGCCTTGGTCGTCTCCACCGTCGAGCCGGACTTTGTTCAAGACCTCGACCTCGACGAAGTTGTCCTTGTTAATGGTGCCATCTTTGGCCTTTTGATAAATCTTCTTCTTGTCAAATTGCCGCCTGGTTTCCTGCTGCTCGCGTCTGTGTGTGACGCTGATGCTCCAGCTGCGCGGCAGATCTAGCAGCTTGCCACCCAATCCATTGAGAACAGCGATGCCCGAATCTGGATTATCCTCCGGCGCCAGCGCTCTCGCGGCGGTTGGCCGGATGTTGGGAAACACGACTGGCCGGACGACAACCTCGAAGCCAGCCATTACACCGCCTCCAGGTTATAGCCGGTCGGGATCTTCACGTCAGTGACTTGCACTTGGTAGTCGCTTGAAAACTGCCGCGACATGCTTTTGAGCTTGAAGGTCGCGCGGGTCTCGCATTGTTTCATTGCATTGTTGACGCCTTGAGCACGCGCGGCAGGAATTGTCTTCATCTGTTCAAGGTCTGCGCCGCTGGTCGGCACCGAGGCAAATTCGCCGGCCTGAAGCAAAATAGGCGCTTGCACCGAGGCCGGATTTTCGACGACGAGCCCGGTCTGGATTACATCCTGCGCCCTGAGAACGGAAAGGAACTCGATTCCGTCGTCGTTCGGATTTGCATTCGGCGGCTGATAGCCGACCGAGGAATCGAAAAGAACCGTTCGGCCTGTGAACTGCTGATAGTCGGCCCCGGTATAGTCGACGCTGCAATAAGTCGATGTGCCGCCGGCCGCGATGGCCGAGCCGCCATGACCGATTGCGCAGCCGATGCGAACCTCGCATTTGATCCGACCATCCGAGCCGTCCAATGCCAGCGAATATCCGATGATTTTGCCGAGCGCCTCGCCGACACGCGGCTCGATCAGGAATGCGTTCTTGCGCAGCGTTATTTCCGGCATGCGCGACAGTTTGGGTACCAGAGCGATTTCCACGACTCGTGCTCGTTGCAACAGATGTGCTCGGGCCAACGCGATCAGGTGCTCGATGCTCTGATTGCCGCGGCCGGTCGCGATATAAGACCGGCGCCGCGGATCGCCAATCGGCACATCGGCACCAATCGTTTCGCTTAGATTTACCGATTTGATATCGTTGATGAGCAGCGCTTCGCCATCATCTGGATCGGTCAAGACGTGCTGCACATCGGCATAGAGCGAGAACGACACAATCTCGGTGCATTGCCGGTTCGCCGTGTATGCTGCCGACAGCGTGACCGAAGTGTAGTTCAACGGCAAAAAGGCGGCCGTGGCCGAATAGCTGCGGCTGTTCGAGTTTTTCTGGACGTTGATGGTGTCGTTGGTCACCAGTTCGGGAAAACCCAACCCAATCGGCGCATCCACATAGCTCGTCGTTTCGCTAAACACGGTGGTATGGCTCGAAGGGCCGAACCAGGAAGTATCAGGGAACGTCACCGTCAAGTTGCTGCCCACGGTGGTGCTCTTGACCTGGTTAGTAAATAGCGAGCTGGCGGTTGCGTCAGCAACGACCCAACCGTCGCCTATGCTGGCCCCCGCCTTCGGCCAATCATCGGCCGTCAAGGTGTATGACGTGATGTAGCGTTGATACCGCTCCGGCCAATTGTCGATCAGGTATTTGGTCAGATCGACGCTTCCTTGCGCCGATTGTGTCCAGGTGTATTCGGCACTGATATCGACGCGCGCCAGCGGCCCGCTGGTGAGCGTCAGGCCGATGCCGTCATAGAGCACCTTGCCGCCTTCGCTGGCGCCATCGAACTCGACGAGGCCATCCTCGCCGGTGATCTCGTCCGACACGGTCAGAACATGGGTCTCCCGATCGTAATGCCAAAGCTTACTGTAACCTTCGAGCACGACCTCTGGATCGGTGCGCCGCGTCGGATCGATCACCACCTCGTCATAATACGGCAGCACGCGCAGTGAATCCGCGAGCGCCGCCTTTTGGGCCACGAGGTTGATCGGCCGCGCGACGAATTCCAGCGTCACCAGCTCCTCGAATATGCTGGTCGGGACACCGACGAGCCGGCCGCGGAATCTGATCAGATCCGGCCCGCAGTCGAGCGCAAACCACGCCCATATCCTGCGCCCAGGGCCGAGTAATCCGATCGCAGCGCCGGCGTCGTTGCGCGGCCGGCGCACGACGATCGTCAGGCTCGCCGGATCGCCCTCGGCCTGTTGCAAGGTGAACGAGAACACGTCCTCGTCCCAGCGCAGATGCTCCGACCCGAATACCGTCTCGCTCGGATCTATCCAGGCAAAATAGGGCGTCCCGGCCGGCATTAGGCTCGTTGCTCCGCTTCAAGCTGCCACGCCACCTCGGCCGCCCACTCGTCGCGAGAGGTGTTCCAGGACGTCACCTTGGCAAGAATGGTCAGCACATCGCCGGTCGTATTGGCGGCGCCGAGACCGGGAATGCAGGTGATCGTGATGTCCATTCCGGGCCAAACATCAGTGAGCTCCGGCACCTCGTGATCCGTACAGGTGATCGTCACCTTGTACTGCCGGAATTGTGCGAGCGAGATGTCCGCCAGGGCGCCGCGGCAATCGCGCGCCACATTTTTTGCCTGGTCGATCGGCGCGAGCGTCATGGTGATGCCGCGCACCGCGTATTGGCTGAAATCGATGCCGTCGATCGCCAACAGGGTATAAGCGGGCATTAGGAAAACCGACTCGGCTTGCGGCCGCCCGAGCGCACCTGCGCCATGGCCGCGGCCCTGTGCAATTCGTCGACCACGCCCGACGAGGCGCGCAGGCCGGCGATCTCGGGTAGGCCCGGAAATGCGATAGTGACGTTGTTCATGCCGCCGCCGGCAAATGACGGCAGGCCGAGCGGCCCGCGCACCATGCCGCCGAGCGCGAAATGGCCCATGCCGAGCCGCAGTGCTTCGAGGAACGCCAGCACACCCGGCTGCGCCACTGCCCGCGCCGGCATGATATACTCGCCGCGCGAGACCCAGGCGAGATTTGAGTCCGAGGTGCCGCTGCCGCGCCCGCCGAGCAGGCCGCCCGCCGCGTGGCCGCTGCCGCCGCTCGACGATGACGAACCGCCGCCGAACCCCCATTTATTTGCGATATTTGCAAGCCCCTCGCTTATAGAGTTCGTTACGGAACTCACAAGAGCCCTCCCGAGCGCTTCCCCTAGCGCGGTCCCTATTGAGATTATGATCGGCATTAAAATGCTGCCGATCGCGTCGAAAGCCGGGCCGAGCCGTTGGCCGAGATTGCCGATTGCTTGTTCGAGCGGCAGGTTCTGGAAATCAGACACAATCTGCTGCATCACCTGGGTAAAACTGCTCATCATCTGGCCGAAGGCCGGCGCCGCCAACGCGCCTATCTTTTGAAAGAATGCGGACAACAGGCCAGTGAACTGATTCCACTGCTGCGACATTTGCTGCAGTGCCGCCTGGTTGCTGCTCGTAAGCGTCAAGCCAAGTTGTTCGGCCTGCGTCTGCAATTGACCGAGCGCCCGGCTGCCTTGGCTCAATGTCGCTATCGTTTCTGGCGATAGACCGAGCGCCTTGCCGAGCTGCGCTCGGTCCAGTTCGCTGCGGAGATTTGCGAAGATGGCGGCAAGCCTTGACCATTGATCCGCTGCAGGCACCTTGGAAAGCGTCTCCAGCAGTGCCTTCACCTTGGTGTCCAAAGTGGTCAGCGGCGAAAACGTTTCGCGAGTGCCATCGGCAAGGTGCTGGAATTTATACCTTACTTGATCGATATCATTGGCCCAGTCCACCGTAGCCTTGCCGGCATCGCGCATGGCCTTCTGTTGTCCAGCCGCCGCGATCTTCGCCGATAGATTGCCAAATTCCTCGGCAAATTTGGCTGCCGATGTTCCACCGCCTTCAAACACTTGTTGCAAAGACGATAGGTTTTGAAACGATACACCACTAACCTTCTGTAATTGAGTGAGAGATTTTTCGGTCGCGCTTGCTTCTGTAGAAAACTTGATCAAGGCGGCAGCCGCGCCCACAATGGCGCCGGCGAACAAAGTAATGCCTAGTGCTAACGGGCCAAAAGCACCGCCGACGCGGCTCGCCAGGGCAAGTTCCCTGCCAAAAACGCCTAGATCGACTGAGCGCAGAGCCTTGCCCAGGGCACCAATCTCGCCCCTGGTCAGGCCTAATGCGCCCGTCGCCGACCTTGCCGCAATGGCGGTGTTCTTGAAGCCTCTCTCCAAATTTGCAACGCCGAGGACGGTGGCTTCCAAAGTTGCAGAGGATTGCAGCGCTGCTCTGATCTTGCTCATTTCAGCCGGCACGACGACGCCGAGCTGCTTGAACTTTTGCTCGATCACCGCCGGATCGAGCTTGGCAAAGCCGCCGGCCTGCTCGGCCGCCTTGCTGATATCGGCAAAGCACTGCTGGCCGGCCTTGCTGATCCCAGCAAGTTGCTGCTCTATTTCCTTCGCGCCATCGAGTTGAATTTCCACCGACAGTTTTGGCATGGCGTCCTAGATGTCGTCCTTGAAGTTCTTGAGAAACGCCTGCTCGATTTGCGCGGCGTGTTGCTTGACAATTTCGATAACGTGAAATTTCTTCGGGATGGTGACCGAATGAACCCCTATGTAGAGGGGCTTGCGATGAGGGTCGCGGTCACTGGCATCGAACAACATCGGCTTGCCGCCAACGGTGGCCGACACCAGTTTTTTCCCTGACTTGCTGGGCGACGGCGCACCTTGCTTGGTCGGTATCCACAGCAGCGGCTTGCCGTGGATGGTCGCGCCAAACTCAAACACGCCGGCGATGCCGTACCGATGCGAAATAGTGGCCTTGGCGTCCAGCGATGGTTCGCCGCCCTTGGTCGCCCCCAGCATCCGAAAGCGCAAACCCGAGACCCATTGGGCATGTCTAAATCCCGGCCCCGCTGCTGCGATGTCTTTGCGTCCCTCGTCAACCGCCTCCGAGGCGGTCTCGCGCAATGCAGCAACCGCAGCCGTGGCCACCGGCCGCTCCTTTTCGCGGATCATCTTGATCCAGGCGGGCGAGGCCACCTTGACCTTGAATTTAGCGGGCATTTTCAGTCACCCGCCCGCCCCATTCCTTGATCGTCTTCTCGATATCCTTGCCCTCGCCCTGCGCGCCAAGCGCGGCGATCGTCAGCGCGTCGGCGTGCTCGATGCGATCTAGCTGATCACTAAATTCGAGATAGGCCGCGATCTGCCGCGGCGTCAGCGTCATTGCAAAGGCGGGCGGGAAGCCGCGCCGGATAAGGGCTGTGATGGCGATGGCGATTTCCGTAAGCGGACCTTGACTGTCTTTGCCGCCTCGTCCGTTGCGCCGAGGACGCTCGTCAGCGTCTCGACGAAGGCGGCTATTCCGTTTGGGAATGTCAACCCGATAATAGCTTTCAATAATCTCAACTGATATTCCACCAGCAGCGTGGCGGCGTGCTGCTCGTATTTTTCCTCGCCGGGATGCCCGCAGCCGGCCGCGATGATTGGGCCGATGGCATTGCCGAACCGCTCGATCAGCCGCGCCCCGATATCACTACCCATGCCGCCGAGCAGTGTGGCGAGTTCGGGAAAGCGCGCCACGATCGCCGCGATGGCATCACCATGCAGGCCGCGCACGATGATCCTGTTGCCGTCGATCTTGACCACCTCGACCGCGGTCGACGGTGCGATGTCCAATAAATCTGCCATGCCGATCTCCCTCACGGTCCCGTAGGCGGTACGCCGTCGCGGATGGTCCAGACGCCGAAGTCGCCGGCCGCGCCCTTCATCACCTCGGCCTCGAGTTCGATCACCGTGAAGTCGTCGGCGTCGGTGATAAAGCTGAAATCCCCGGACGGGATGAACGAGACAGTGGCGTCGAAGTCGACCTGCTGGCCGATGTCGTTGGTGCCGACCACCTTGATGTCGCCGATGAACTCGGCCTTCGACAGGCCCGACAAGGTGACGATGTCCGGCGTCGTGGTGTCCATCGTAGCGAGCGCGAACATGGCGAGGTTTTCCCCGGTGATCTCGTCGAGCGTAACTTTTATCGTCGCGCCGATCTGCGTGATGGCGGTAAAATCTTTCGTTTTGATGCCTTCACGCGACGAGAAGTGTTCCTTTTTGGTGACCGCCGGCGTGTAGATGAACTTAGGTGCGTTGCCGAGGTCGACATAGGCGGCGCCGCCGGTTTCCTTGAAACTGACGATGCCTTTGCCAATGTGATAGTTCTGAACGTTCGGTGACGTCGATGGCATGGCTCATAGATCCTCTATTTTGAGTGCGTACTTGAACATGAACTCAGCGAGCAGCGCCCCTTGTAGCGAGCGGCCCAAGCCGAGGTCGGTCCGGCAGCCGAGATAGCGAATTGCGCCGTTGCCATTCCGTCCGGTCTTGACGATCTGCTCGTTGAGCACGGTGTCGGTCATCACCCGCTTGATCAGCTCCCGCCGCAAGGTGGTCAGATCGGAACCAACCTCGTCGGCCTGCTGTGCGATGACGATTTCTGGGTGCATGCGAACCATGGTCGGCCGGTTGGCGGGCCGCATCGACAAGTCGGACGCGTCGTTGGTTTCCTCGTCGCCGTCGAACACCAGCGCCGCCGGCAATTGGTCTTCCGGGATCTCAATATTGTTGCGCTGGGCAAATTTAATATTCGGAATGCTCGCGACCACCACGAGCAGCCGGGCCAAGATGTCCTCGCGAACGTCAACCAACGGAGTTGGCTTTCAATGCGAATCTAACCTCGCCCATGTCCTCGCCATTCGGGCTGCCACGCAGTTCCCACGAACGAACGATCCAGGTCCGGCCGTTGAAGGCCAGCACCGCATCGGCATAGTTGGTGCGCGCTATGCCCTTTTCGGCGAG